GCCATCGTCGGGATGTTCCTGTGGCATTTTGCGATAAGGGGGTGAGAACATGTATAAGGCAATCAAGGCGGAAGATATTCCGAACGCCAGCGCATACAAGCTGGCCTGGTACGAAAGAGACCTGAACGACTTCCTGGAGACGGGCTATGTTGCCTGTGAGATCCAGATACCCAAAGGCCGGACGCCAAAGCTGGTCTATGATGGATTTCAACGGGCCGTCAGACGGACAAAAGCGCCGGTCCACGTCATGAAGCGCGGTGACCGGATATTCCTGCTCAAAAAAAGCGCCGCCCACGGAGCGGCAACTCCGAAGGGCGGCAGGTAAAAATAATGCTACGTTCATTTTACCGGCAGGCGGCTGATTTGTCAATGGATGATTGGATGGAGGCCCTGCCGAAATGCTGTGACTGCCACGAGCCAGTCTCCGACTACGACGAGCGCTGGGACGGAGATGATCTCCTTTGTCGGTGGTGCTACCGGGAGAGGATGATCCGAGGCTGGGAAGACGGCAAATCTATTTGAAAGGATGATGATTATGGAACTGAAGATAACGAGCGGCAAGGTCCCTCGTGCGCAGAAGGTTATTATCTATGGCCCGGAGGGCATCGGCAAGACCTCCCTGGCGGCGGCCTTCCCGGATCCGTTGTTTCTGGACACGGAGGGCGGCAGCGCCCATCTGGACGTCAAGCGCCTGGAAACACCGCCCGGCTGGTCGGAGCTGCTTTTGACCGTGATTCAGGTGGCCCAGAACCCGGATGTGTGCCGGACGCTGGTGATCGATACGGCGGACTGGGCGGAGAACCTGTGCTCCACAGAGGTGTGCCTCCGGAACAACAAGAAGAACATCGAGGAGTTTGGCTACGGCAAGGGCTATACCTATTTGCTGGAGGAATTCCAGAAGCTGCTCCAGCAGCTGGACAAGGTCATCGCCGCCGGCATCCATGTGGTGGTTACGGCCCATGCTAAGATGAGGAAATTCGAGCAGCCGGACGAGATGGGCGCCTATGATCGCTGGGAGCTGAAGCTCTCGAAGCACGTTGCCCCGCTGCTGAAAGAGTGGGCGGACATGGTGCTCTTTGCGAACTACAAAACCATTGTGGTCACGGACGCCAACGGCAAGGCAAAGGCCCAGGGGGGTCAGCGGGTCATGTACACCACCCATCACCCCTGCTGGGACGCCAAGAACCGCCACGGCCTCAAGGACGAGCTGCCCCTGGAGTACAGCGCCATCCGGGACGCCATCGAACAGAAGGTCACGCTGCGCAAGGACGGCGCCCAGGCGGTCAAAAACGCCGTGAAAGAGCTGGAGAAAAAGCCTAAGAAGAAAACTGAGAAACCAAAGGTCGAAACTGTCTCCAGGGCATCCAGCGCCGGCGCCGACGTGCCGGGGAAGCTGCTGGACCTGATGGTCCGGGATGACATCGCGGAGGAGGAGATCCGGCAGGTTATTGTGGATCGCGGAAAGTTCAAGGCCGGGGCTTCCTGGGCTGAAATGGACGCGGCAGGCTTTATCGACGGCTGGGTGATCCCGTACTGGGACAACATCAGAGACGTGATTCAGAGCGACCCGAACCGGTTGCCGTTTTAATGGAAAGGAGAAAAAACAATGGCATTTGATGGACATGTAATTGGCTGGGACGACGAGATCGTCAACGACGGATCTGAATTTATCTACCTGGAAGAGGGCGACTACGATTTCACCGTGGAGTCCTATGAGCGCGGCACATTTAAAGGCTCCGCCAAGATCCCGCAGTGCCCCAAACTGGAACTGAAGCTGAAGGTCTCCACGCCGCAGGGCAACACCACGGTCAACTATGACCTGATCATGTGGTCCACACTGGAGTGGAAGCTGGCGGAGTTCCTGCGGGCCATCGGCATGAAGAAGCACGGAGAGCCGAACAAGATCATCTGGGGCAACCTCGCCGGATCAAAGGGCCGCGCCCGGTTTTATACCCGCACATACAAGAAGCAGGACGGCTCTGAGGGCAAGGCAAACGACGTGCGCCGGATGTATGACCACCAGGATCCTGCCTGGGTGGCAGAGGCCGCAGCGGCTCCCCAGACGGGCTTCGGGGGCTTCTGATGCGGGACGGCGGATTCGACCCTCTCGAACTGCTCCAGCATATTGACCCATCAATCCTGGACTATCAGGAATGGATGAACGTCGGGGCGGCCCTCCACCTTGAGGGCCAGCCCTGCGGCGTGTGGGATGACTGGTCCCGGCAGGACAGCGCACGATATAAGCCGGGGGAGTGCGAGCGCAAGTGGCGCTCTTTCCGTGGATCCACTGACCCAGTGACCACCGGCACACTGTACCAGTACGCTGTGGATCAGGGCTGGCAGCCAAGCAGCGGCAGCCATGCCATCGGATGGGATGACATGATCTCAGACGACAGCGACAGAAGAGTGATCGACCCGGCATGGGTCGATCCTCACCCCAGTATGCCAACGGCGCCCCAGTCAGACCAGCCGGAGGAGCTGGCGGAGTACCTGCGGACGCTGTATAAGACGGACGAATACGTGGGGCTGGTGATCGAGAGCAGTTACGACGAGGAAAAGGACAAATACCACCCGGCGGGATCCGGTTACTACACCCGGACCGCTGGCGAGTGGCTGGACCTGATTGAGAAGTACAAGGCCAAACCGGATTGCCTGAACTGGGTGATTGGTGACTATGACACCCAGGCAGGCGCCTGGATCCGGTTCAATCCATTGGACGGAAAGGGCGTCAACGACGAGAACGTGACGGCCTGGCGCTATGCGCTGGTGGAATCTGACGCAGTCAGCGTGGAAAAGCAGTACAGCCTGATCCAGGCGCTGGAATTGCCGGTTGCTGTGCTGGTCCACTCCGGAGGCAAGAGCCTCCACGCCATCGTCAAGATTGACGCCAAATCCCAGAACGAGTACCGGGAGAAGATCAAGTATCTGTATGAGGTCTGCGACGCCAACGGCCTGCGGGTTGACCAGAACAACAAGAACCCGTCCAGGCTGTCCAGAATGCCCGGCGTGGCCCGGGGAGAGCACCGGCAGTACATCGTTGCCCGAAACATCGGCAAGCCCACCTGGCAGGACTGGGTGGACTACATCGAGGATCTGAACGACGATCTGCCGGACGTCCAATCCTTCGACGACATTATCAAAGATCCGCCTCCGCTGGCCCCGGAGCTGATCGAGGGCGTTCTGCGGCAGGGACATAAGATGCTGATCTCAGGTCCCAGCAAGGCCGGCAAGAGCTTCGCATTGATTGAGCTGGCCATTGCTATTGCGGAGGGCGATTCCTGGCTGCTCCACAAGTGTGCGCCGGGGAAGGTCCTGTATATCAATCTGGAGATTGATGAGGCGTCCTTTGACCGGCGCGTCATAGAGGTATATCAAAGGATGGGATACGACAATCTCACGGAAGGGCGTCTGGATGTCTGGCACCTCAGAGGCGCGGCCCTGACCCTGGACAAGCTGGTGCCGAAGCTGATCCGCAGAGCGAAAGACAAGCACTACAAGGCCATCATCGTGGACCCGATCTACAAGGTTATCACAGGCGATGAGAACAGCGCCAGCGACATGGCTGGCTTCTGCAACAACTTTGACAAGCTGTGCAAGCACCTGGGCTGCGCTGTGATCTATTGTCACCACCACAGCAAGGGAGCCCAGGGGGGCAAAGCGGCAATGGACCGGGCCAGCGGGTCCGGCGTGTTCGCCCGGGATCCGGACGCCCTGGTGGATTTCCTCCAGATGAAGGTGCCGTCTGAGAATCTGGTCAGTCCCACGGACACAGGCTGGAAGGTCAGCTATACGCTGCGGGAGTTCCCGCCCATGCAGGATGACTACTTCTGGTATCGTTACCCGCTCCACGAACACGACGAAGAGGGCGTGATCTGCCGGGCGCTGCCGGAGAGCGAGACAGGCAGCAAGCCCAACAAGCAGACCATCAAGGAGACCAGGCTGATGCAGTTCGACTATGTGTACAGAGAACTGTTCGAGAATAACAAAGGCCGGGTGTCTCTGGCCGATCTGGCCGGGGCGCTTCAGCCGGACAACAAGGGAGAGCATCCCAACGAGCGGACCGTCAGAGGGTACATCGAGAACGACCTGAAAGACCGGTTTTATATCGACAATGGGAATGTGTTTGAAAATTGAAAATCCTACAATTTTCAATATTCAAGATGTTGAATGAAAATCCTACAATTTTCAATTTTCAACAGTTTGAAAAAACCCTTTATAAGGATATTCATTTTCACGCGTGTCTGTGTGTGGGTTTATGAGAGAGCGAAGCACTCTCTCTCATAACCCCAAAACACACAGCTGAAGACCGATTTTTTGAGAGGTGATTCTTTTGAGAATGACAGACAAAGAATTTATCCTGTACCTGTATGGCCTGGTGCAAGGATGGAATGACAACGGAGACGACTCATATAGCAGATGCGCCGAGGCGGAAGTAATGGCAATCCAACGGAGAATAGAAGATCATCTGGACCCCAACACAGAGGAGCTGGCACACCTACATGAGTAAATCACAACGAGACAAGGGCGCCAGAGGAGAACGCGAGGTTGTGGCGCTGCTGAAGGAAGCAGGTTACGACCTGGCCCGGCGCGGACACCAGATGTACAGCAGGGGCGGCGAATACAACGCCGACGTGATGGGACTGCCCGGCATCCACATCGAGGTCAAACGGACAAACAGCTTCCGCCTGTGGGACGCACTGGCCCAGGCAAAGGCCGACTGCGGCAGTCGGAAACCGACGGTGTGGCACCGAAAGGATGACTGCGAATGGGTGGTTATCATGCGGGCAGAGGACTGGCTGGAGCTGTACCGGGCATGGGAGGCAGCAAATGGGGCAGTTTAGCGAATTGGACATAGCGCGGCAGGAGGCCAAAGCCGACGCCGGGAAAGCCCGGCTGACGCTGGCGCCGCGGCGGATCATCTGGGACATAGCGGCGGTGCGGGAATATGGCAAACGGAAATACGGCGACCCGGAGAACTGGAGAACCGTAGAAATTGAGCGATACCGGGACGCGGCATACAGGCACTTCCTGGCGTATCTGGACGACCCGCAGGGCGTGGACGAGGAGAGCGGCTTGCCGCACCTGTGGCACCTGGCGTGCAACATCGCGTTTCTGTGTGAACTGGAGGACATAACATGAAAAAATCAATTATCACCGTTCTGGTGAAACATCCGGGGCACCCGGCGTTTATGGTGAGCACCCCAAACACGCTGGAGGCGCTGCAGGGCCTGGTGGACGGATATATCGAGACCGTGACCCTGGCAACGGATCTGGTTCTGATCTGCAACGAGGAAGGGTTCCTCCGGCACCTGCCGGACAACTGCGAGCTGTGCGGGATGCGTCTGGTGGGCAGCATCGTCCTGGCAGGCGTCAGCGGAGACGAATTTGACGATGTGCCGATGAGCCGGGCGCAGGCGCAGAAACTGTTCCCGGAATTGTGGGAGGCGTGAGCGATGCTGAAATGGGAAAAAGCAGTACATACCATCCACAGCGACGGTTCCGCGGAGCTGCGGTATATAGCGGATGGCACAGACTGCAAGATCGAATCCAGGAAGCGGGCAATCCCCCACGCCAACCGGAGCGGCTACTGGTGGCACACCACTTATTTTGTGATCCGGCCGGACGGCACGGAGAAGGAATACTGGACGCTGAAAAGTGCGAAGGAAGCGGCGGAAAGGAGCGGTACATGAAAAAACTAATCACCCTAATCACCATATTTGCCTCGCTGACTATCCCGGTATGGGCAGTCAGCGAGGCGGAGAGCCGACACAATCAGGATGTTGCCCACCAGATGGCGGAGTGCGCCCGGGAGCTGGGCTACCAGGAGGATCACATCATCATCCGGGAGGCGTCCTCCCGGTGGTGGGCGGAGCAGCGGATCATCGAGGCTCTGCATGAGCAGGACACGGAGGTAGCTCAGATCGCCGCGCCGGAACCGGGGGTCACGTTCACGGAGGCCCAGCGAGAGGAATACCCCGTAGCCTGCGGGGTGTGGCGGTATCTCCGGGAGGACATGGGCCTTAATCCGTATGTTGCCGCTGGAATCATTGGCAATATGATGGCTGAGTGCGGCGGTCAGACGTTGGAGCTTCAGCCGTACCTGTGCGTGAACAATTTTTTGGGTCTGTGTATGTGGTATGCGCCCTACACCAACGGGCGATTGACCTACGGTGCCGACGTGACCGAGCAGCTGGAGTATCTCAAGGACACGCTGGAGACCAATATTGAGTATTTCGGCGGGGACTATGAGTATTTTACCAGTTTGGA